GGTAATCCTAACGATATTCTGAAGCCTATGAACTTTGGTAGCGTTGATCAGATTACTTTCTCTCAAGCTACACAGCTACAGCAGATGGTACAACAAGCTACAGGTGCTATTGATAGTGCTGGCTTTGCAGGTTCTATTAATGGTGAGACTAGCCCTACCGCTGTGTCAATGGGACTAGGTGCTATTATTAAACGACAGAAGCGTACCTTGATTAACTTCCAAGAGTGCTTCTTGATTCCATTTATTCAGAAAGCTGCGTGGCGGTACATGCAGTATAACCCTGATCAGTATCCAGTAGGTGATTATAAGTTTATTCCTTCTAGCTCCTTGGGTATTATTGCTCGTGAGTATGAAGTGTCCCAGTTAGTTCAGTTGCTACAGACAATGCCAGCAGATTCTCCTATGTACCCAGAGATCATACAGTCTGTCGTAGACAATATGAACCTATCTAATCGTGAAACTTTAATAGCTAAACTCAAGGAGGCCGCAGTACCAGATCCAGTGGCTCAAGCTGCTGCTGAAATGGATAATCAACAGAAGCAAGCATACATCGCTGTACTTCAAGGTCAGGCACAGGAATCCGCAGCACGAGCGTCCAAAATATCTACCGAGACTGAACTCTTGCCCATAGCTGCCGAGACTGACCGCCTTAAAGTACTGTCCACTAACCTTCAAGATGGTGATCAGGACGAGAAAGAGTTCGCTCAACGTGCAAAACTAGCAGAGTTAGTATTAAAAGAACGAGAGATAGTCAGTAAAGAAACTATCGTTAATAAACAAATGAACTTAAATAACTAGAAATAGTTCTTGACTTTACGGGAGATCTGTGATAGACTCCCTTTACTTTATAACTGCGTCCTAACATGGGAGAAACGCAATGTCAACAACACAAGACCCTGAGTTACAAAAGTACTACGAAAGTTTACAAGATACTTTTATGACAGAGGGATGGAAGTTCTTACTAGAAGATTTCACTGGGGCTGAAGAGTCCATTAGAGATATTGTTCTTTGTAAGGATGATAAAGATTTGTACTACAAAAAGGGTCAGCTAGATATTATAGGCAGACTCCTTGGATTTGAAACTAGCATCAAGAAATCATACGAGGATTTCCTTAATGATTCGAGTGTTTGATTTTGAATGTAGTACATGTGGGTACATAGACGAACTATTTGTGAAGTCCGATAAAAGGATAACTCACTGTTCGCAATGTAGCCAAGAGTCGCATAGGCTTATTGCTGCACCTATAAGTAAGTTAGATCCCCACTCAGGAGACTTTGCAGGGGCTACAATCAAATGGGCAAAGCAACGCCAAAAGCAAATTGCGATTGAACGTAAACGTGAATCTTCATAAGAAGTAACTTCACATAATATTTCCACAATACTGTTATAGTACGGAGCACACATGGCAAACTTTTTAAGTGACGAACTTGAACCTCAACTAGAAGATGGAGAGATGTTCTCCCAAGTTGGTGAAGAAGAGGAGTCCTCCCCTGTAGATCAGGGTAATCAGGAAGAAGAAATACCTCAGAAGTACCAAGGTAAATCTACTGCTGAATTGATTAGGATGCACCAAGAGGCCGAAAGGTTGTCTGGTCGTCAAGGCAATGAAGTGGGTGAGTTGAGAAAGCTAGTGGATGATTACGTAGTTAATCAAACAGTCACTAAGACCAAAGAAGAAGTCCTACCAGTAACTGAAGATGATTGGATTGAAAACCCAAAAGATGCTGGTGAGAGAACAATTAACAACCATCCCTCAATCAAGAAAGCTGAAGAAGCCTCTATTAGATTTAGTCAGATGGAAGTTATGAACAAGATCTCTGTTGCTCATCCTGATTTTCAGGAGATAGTAGCAGACCAGACGTTCATGGATTGGGTAGGTAAATCACAAGCGCGTGTTAAGAAATTAAAACAAGCTGATCAATTTGACTTTGACGCTGCTGACGATCTATTCACAACATGGAAAGAACGCCTAGAACTAATAGGCCAAGCCAAGGCTGGTACTGATATAGAGCGTAAGAACTCTTTGAAGTCAGGCTCTAATGGTGGGGCGCGTGGTTCGGGTGAAGGATCTAAAAAGAAATTCTTTAAGCGGTCTGAACTTTTACATATGATGCAACATGAACCTGACCGATACTTAGCTAACAGTGATGCAATAACGCAAGCTTACGCTGAAGGAAGGGTACGATAACTTTTATTAAGGAATTATTATAATGACTACTTCAGTATATCCCGCCCAAGGCGGTACAACCGATAACACAACTGCTGCTAATTTTATTCCAGAATTATGGAGTGATGAAATCATCGCTGCCTATAAGAAGAATTTAATTATTGCAAACCTAGTAACTAAGATGCCAATGTCAGGTAAGAAGGGCGATACGTTGTATATCCCAACTCCTACTCGTGGTGCTGCAGCTGCTAAAGCTGCTAACACTGCGGTTACGATTCAGAATGAAACGGCTGGCAGAGTAACTATTACTATTAACAAGCACTTTGAATACTCTCGTATGATCGAGGACATTACTGACATTCAAGCATTAGCTTCTATGCGTAAGTTCTATACCGATGATGCTGGTTATGCTCTAAGTAAGAAGGTTGAAGACGATCTATTCTTGCTAGGCCAGTCTACTCAAGGTGGTAACGGATCTAACTGGGCTAAGGCCGTAGAGATCACAACCGCTACTGGTGCTTTGACTGACTACACTGGTACTGCACAAGCTTTCACTGATGCTGGTTTCCGTAACCTAATTCAATTGTTAGATGATGCTGATGTACCAATGGACGGACGTTCAATCATCCTTCCTCCTGCTGCTCGTAATACTATTATGGGTATTGATCGTTACACTTCTTCTGATTTCGTTGGTGGTAACACTGTCGTTAATGGTAAGATTGGTAACTTGTATGGTGTAGATGTTTACATTAGTAACAACTGCCCAGTTGATGGTAATAACAAGATCGGTATGTTGTTACACAAGGATGCCTTTGTGTACGCAGAGCAGATGGCTGTTCGTTCACAGACTCAGTACAAGCAAGAGTGGTTGGCTGATCTATTTACCAGTGACTGCATCTATGGCGCTGCTACTTTACGTGGCACTTCTGCTGTAGCCGTTGCGCTTCCTGCGTAATAACATGGCTTCTTAGCCAGCACTTAGGGACTACTTAGTATAATCTAGGTAGTCCCTTTCTTTTATTAAAGGGAAGATCATGGCAACACTTAAAGAATTAAATTCACAACTTGCATCAGCACAGAAAAAACATGGCAATAAGTCACAAGCTGCTGGTCGTATTCAATACAAAATTAATCAACTCAATAAAGATTCTAAAGGCACTGCTGTTAAAACTAAAGACGGCAAGGCTGTAAAAAGTAAGACAGGTGTAGTTCGACTGAATGATGCATCTAAGAAAGTACGTACTATTACTAAGCGTAAGACTCCATTAACAGGTAGCCCTAGTGCTGGCACTGGTACTGTTAAGAAAGTAGTTAAATCTAAAAATTATAGTAGTGCAGGATATGATCGTCCTGTATCAACCTTAGCTAAAAAAGTTACTCCTAAGAAAGTAGTTAAGAAAGTAGTTGATAACTCAGGCAGCAAGACTATGCCAGTTACTCCTAAGAAAGTAGTTAAGAAAGTTACTCCTAAGAAAGTAGTTAATAAAGTTACTCCTAAGAAAGTAGTTAAGAAAGTAGTTAATAACTCAGGCAGCAAGACTATGCCAGTTACTCCTAAGAAAACTTTTAAGCCTACTAATCCAAAAGTACTTGAGAACCTTTCAGTAGTAGCTAAAAAGCAAGCAGATCAGAAAAAGATCCAAGCCGCTAATCTTGCTGCTAGTACTCCAGATAAAATTTCTGAACAACAGGCTGCTAATCGTAAAGCAAATGCTAATCGTATTGCTGAACTTCAGGGCAAAGACAAATTTAAGAAAGCTTCTAAAGTAACACAAGAAGAAAAATCAGATGTCTACTCAAAAGAGAAGCCCTCGTTTTTGTCTGGCATTATTGATAAAATGAAAACTACTCAGGCTACTCGTAAAAGATTAGCTTCTGCTAAGGAAGCTGCTGACAAGAAAGCTGCTGTCAGGAAAGAAGCATATGATAAACGTATGGCAGTGAAAGCTAAACGAGAAAAAGATGCTAAAGATGCTAAGGCAAAAGCAAAGCAAATAGCTGACAAGAAATCTCTGTATGAAAAAAGATTAGCCGATAAGAAAAAAGCCGATAAGAAAAAAGCAGATAAGAAAGCAGCAGACAAGAAAGCTGCTGATAAGAAACTTGCTGATAAGAAACTTGCTGCTGAGACTTATTGGAATAATACTCAGGGTAAGGTTAGGACTAGGCAAGCAGCAAGAAACAAGAAACTTAAAGAAAGCAAATAAGGATAGACTATGAGCTTATACAGAGGAAGCGGTGGTGCTGGTGACTCTAACACTGATGCTACTATTACAGAAGTAACACTTAAAGCTGTTGCGGCAGCTAACTCAGCAACAGCTAGTGCTAATAGTGCAACCGCAGCCTCCTCCTCTGCATCTGGTTCTGGTACTTCAGCTACGGCTTCAGCCAACAGTGCTACAGCATCAGCCAATAGTGCCACTACGTCAGGTAACAGTGCCACTGCGTCAGGTAACAGTGCTTCAGCATCGTTAGCAAGTAAGAATACATCTGCTGCACAAGCAGCCATATCAACTACTAAAGCAGGTCAAGCGGCTAGTTCAGCTACTGCTTCAGCAAACAGTGCTACTGCTAGTGGTAACAGTGCCACTGCATCAGCCAACTCAGCTACG